ATATCGGCTCCCTTCTTTTTTCTCTTATTACTTAACATAAACCAATGTAAAATGGCATCAGGAAAAAATCTGTTCAACTCGATTCAGGTCAAACGGGAGAAACGGAACGTTTTCGACCTATCCCACGACGTTAAAATGACGCTCGACATGGGAAAGCTCTATCCTACGATGTTCTTAGACTGCGTACCGGGGGATAAATTCAACCTCGGATGTGAAACGCTTTTGCGATTTCAGCCTCTTATTTCGCCTGTAATGCATCGTATGGACGTGTATCAGCACTACTTCTTCGTACCCTACAGGTTACTGTGGGAACACTGGGAGCAGTACATAACAAATACGAAAATCGATGATGTACTTCCGGTACATCCTTTCGTTAACATCACAGCAGCCAATTACAGTAAGCTGCATGATTATCTCGGGATTCCGTCTCCCGAAGAATTCGGTAACACCGAAAAAGTAAACGCGTTTCCGATGGCCGCGTATCTCTGCGTGTATAATGAGTTATACCGCGATCAAAATTTAATCACAGCTTTAAACTACAAACTTGATGATGGAGACAACACAAGCAGGACCGAATTTAATGCTCTTAGACGTAGGGCGTGGCAACATGATTATTTTACCTCCGCACTTCCTTTCGCTCAAAAAGGAGACCCAGTTAGCCTGCCTATTAGCGGTTTCTCAGATGTGCCAGTTTGGGTCAATTCCGAAACATCTGGCTCGACAACTCTTGAAGGAACTCCCGACGACATCGTTGTTGGAAAAAGGGAATCCGTCGACTCTCTGGATCCAATTCAGTTGGGCCAGCTCTATGCTGAAACAAGTTCAATGGACGCTCAAAGTGTTACGATCAACGACCTCAGACGCGCTAATAAACTTCAAGAGTGGCTCGAAATGGCAGCCCGAGGCGGAAGCCGTTACGTTGAATCAATCTGGGCCTTCTTTGGCGTCAAATCCCCAGACGCCAGACTCCAACGTCCGGAATATATCACCGGATCCGTCAGCCCAGTTACAATCTCGGAAGTCCTTAACACAACTGGAACTGATGATGCCCCACAAGGAAACATGGCAGGACACGGATTAGCAACTGTGCAAGGCCGTTACGGTTTCTATAACGTTAAGGAACATGGGTGCATCATCGGAATAATGTCAGTAAGGCCTAAGACGGCTTACATGCAGGGAATTGAAAAATTTTGGACTAAAACGAACGATCCGTTCGAATACTACTTCCCGCAGTTCGCTCATATCGGTGAGCAGGAAGTTAAACAACGCGAGGTATATGCATTTCAGGGACTCACTACCGAAGATACTTTCGGTTATGTACCACGTTATGCTGAATACAAATACGCAAACAATCGTGTTGCCGGTGCAATGCGCACTTCAATGATGCATTGGCACTTCGGTCGAAACTTCGACGTTACACCTTTACTCAATCAGGAATTCATTGAGTGCACACCTCGAATGGATCCATTTGCAGTTACAGCGTCTGACGATGACAGTTTGATCTGTCACGTCTTACACCGGATTCGCGCGGTTAGAGCGATGCCTAAGTTCGGTACACCGAGCTTCTAAATGTGTCTAACGCCGTTCTATGTACGAAAAAATGACGCGGTGGTTCCCTGTGGTAAATGCCCACAATGCGTTAAAAGACGTGCCTCGGGATGGTCGTTCAGGCTCATGCAGGAGATGAAACGCTCTACAAGTGCTCTGTTTCTAACACTAACCTATGCGACAGAGCACTTACCACTAACGCCGTCAGGCCGGCAAACGATAAGCAAACGCGATGTTCAGTTATTCATGAAACGTTTACGAAAATGCCATCCAAGATCTATACGACTGAAATATTATCTGGTGGGGGAATACGGCGGAAAATTCCGCCGTCCCCATTACCATTTGATCTTGTTCAATGCCGATGTACGACTCATACAGGATGCTTGGGACAAAGGATCCATCCATTACGGAAAGGTGGAGGGTGCCTCCATTGGGTATTGCCTCAAATATATGAGCAAACTATGTCGTATAGGCAAAAGCTACATGGACGACCGGCAACCGACATTCAGTCTTATGAGCAAGGGACTCGGTTCGAATTATCTAACGCCAGCGATGAAACGCTGGCATACCGCAGACTTAACCGAACATATGTACTGTACTGTCGAGGACAAAAAGATCTCCATGATGCGTTATTACAAGGACAAGATCTATACACCAGAACAACGGTTAATTATAGCCGAATCAGCGAAGGAGAAAGCGGGCGAGAAGTTTACAGCCCGCGTATTAAAAGATCTCAACTTAGGACAGGACATAATCCAGAACTACCGTTCACGTAAACAATCTATCGAACAAGCGTATGCGAATATGTATTCAGAAACTTTAAAAAATCAATCATTATGAGTGGAAAATTCCCAACCGCCTATAACGGCAAACACAAGCCTACAGGCGAATCAAATTCAGGGGAACTGAAAACAGTTCCCGACCAAACCATGTCGATACGGGAAATATTACATCGTCACGTACATGGATATCCGGTAAACATACCGGGAAAAATGCCAATCTACAAAGGCGAGGACGACGACCCAGACTTTGAACACATGGATTTCGCAGAAAGACAAGAAGCAACTGACTTCCTGAAGTCAGAGCTGGATAAAACTACTCAGCGAATCAACAAACGAAACCAAAAGCCCAAAAAAGATCCTACAGCTGAGGATAAGCCAGCGCAAGGCAAGGGCCATAACACATCCGGCACCCAGCAGAGCGGGGCGGGATCCGATCCGGCGAAGCAAGGATCGGGCGCCCCCGAAGCTTAGCCGTTTGGCCCGCGTAGCCGCCCCCGGCAGGGCCGCCGGAGGCAAGCAACGCGACCGAAGGGAGCACAGGCCTGAAAGGCCTGAGCACTAATCCCCTTGATATATTAGTGCTAATTGACACCAAGGGCAGGGCTAAGGCCGTATGGCGTCGGCCAAGGGACGGAACGGAGTGGAGGACCCAAGGCCAGAGCCATAGGCCAAGGCCCAAGCCCGGGTGTCAATAAAGCAAAAAACAAAATTGGAAACCAATTAAAACCAAATCACATGGGACCGATACTAACGGGACTATTTGGAGCAGGCCTCAGCCTGCTAGGGGCTGGCGGAAACGCAGCCCTACAAGGTTCAATGAACCGTAAAACGAGGAAATGGAATGAAAATATGTATGCATGGCAGAGACGAGACGCATTGACGGACTGGAATATGCAGAATGAATATAACTCTCCAGCCGCTCAAATGGACCGATATAAGGCAGCGGGCCTCAATCCTAACCTCATCTATGGACAAACGAACGAAGCTCCTTCTGTTCGATCAACCTCTATGGACTCATGGAAACCAGACGCCCCTCGAGTGGAAACCGGGGGCATCACTCAATCACTGATGGCTATCTACGATCTCGTAGCAAAGCAAGCTCAGACCAATAACCTCAACGCGCAAGCTGAAGTGGCGCGTGAAGAAAAAGCCCTTAAAATGGCTCAGACTGCTGGTGTAATACAAGCAACCGAAGGCTCAGCCTTCGATCTATCACAACGCAAGCGACTATCCGATACGCAGGCGGATCTCGCGCTTGCAAATCTTCGCAATCTGGAAACTAATACGATGATATCATTACATCGTGATGAACGTGAAGCAATGTCAAATGCTCAATCTCTCCAGGAAGGAATGGAACGGGTGTTGACCCTCCGCCTGGGCAGACTCAAAACACAAGATGAACGCGATGAAATTCGCGCACGCATCGAACTTATCAAAACCGATACACGGTTAAAAATCCTCGATGAAAATCTCAGGAAGGCCGGTATCAACCCAAGCGATCCAGTTTGGATGCGCGTTCTAGGACAGCTAATAACCGGCTACATCGATGGATCTAAAAATCTGGATGTACAAGAGAAAAAGCTCGAGCAAGCTGCGATCGACGATTGGAAACCATATCAACCGAAAAACAAGTAATCCACATTGGTGGAAAACAATACTAGGTGGTAAGTCGGGTTAAGACTTACATTAGTGGCAACAAAATCAATTCTTATGGCACGTTACAGACGCTCAGGTCGCCGTGGTGGTTCCCGGCGCAGGGGCAGGACAAGACAGAAACGATATTACACCGTGTCACGCGGTGGTATCCGTCTCTAAAAACCACTCCTCCGGGAGCCGATATCGGCTCCCTTCTTTTTTCTCTTATTACTTAACATAAACCAATGTAAAATGGCATCAGGAAAAAATCTGTTCAACTCGATTCAGGTCAAACGGGAGAAACGGAACGTTTTCGACCTAT